AGATATCCGTGAGTGTATGCATTATCTGGGCGAGATAACAGGAGAGATTTCTACGGATGAGGTTTTGTGGAATATTTTTCGGAATTTTTGCATAGGAAAGTGAAGACATGTTTTGGTAAGGAAAACAACAACTAAAAAACAACCAAAGAAAAGACAGTAAACGTATTTTTTACAGCAAATTACATAAACGGAAAATGTTTTCAAATGTTTTCCGTTTTTTCTTTTATTATGTTTATTTTTGTTGTATCTTTGTTGCCGTTTTGTTACTCGTTGGTATTTGAGTAACAAATTTTGTTACTCAGTAACAAAAATAGCTAATAACATACAGATATGGCAACTAAGAAAAAGGCAAAGACAATCACAAAAAAAGAGCCGGTAACGCTCAGAGAAAAAGCGTTGGCAAATGGGAATAAAAGTTTGTATTTGGATATTTACCGAAACGGTAAACGAGAATACGAGTTTTTGAAACTCTACCTTGTTCCGATAAAGACGCCGTTTGACAAAATTCAAAATGAAGAAACGTTGGCGACCGCCCAAGCCATAAAGGCAAAACGACAAATTGAGTTGCAGAACGGCGAGTACGGTTTTACAAGTCAATTCAAAATCGACACGCCGTTTCTCAGCTATTACCGGAAAATGTGTGATGACAGGCAGGGCAACATTGAAAGTCGTGGAAATTGGGGTAATTGGTACAGTTGCCTGAAACATCTTGAAAGGTATTGCAGCGAGAAAACTACATTTAAGGACGTTACAACCGATTGGGTAGAGGGGTTTAAGGACTATTTAGACAATGCCGCCAAAGATGCCTACAAGCGAAAAAACAATGATACGGCAGAAGCTAAGCCGCTGTCTCAAAATTCCAAAGTATCGTATTTCAATAAACTGAGGGCGTGCATAAACCAAGCCTTTGATGACAGAATAATACCCGTTAACCCGCTGCGTGGAGTCTCCGGCTTTAAAGATGAAGAAACGGAAAGAACCTACCTGACATTTGATGAAGTCAAGAAAATGGCTAAAATCGACTGCAAATATCCTGTATTGAAGCGGGCGTTTATGTTTAGCTGTCTCACCGGTATAAGGAAAAGCGATATTGAGAAAATGACTTGGGCGGAAGTACAAACCTTTGGAGACAAAACACGGCTCATATTTAAGCAGAAAAAGACAGGCGGGCAGGAATATTTAGATATTAACCCGCAGGCGGCGGCTTATCTGGGAGAACGGCGGAAGAACGCAGACAGGGTATTTGCCGGATTCAAATACAACTCACAAACTTTGCTTGAGCTGAGACGTTGGGCGTTGCTTGCCGGTATTACAAAAGATGTTACATTTCATTCCGGGCGTCATACATTCGCCGTTATGATGCTTGACTTGGGTGCTGACATTTATACCGTATCGAAGCTATTAGGACACAAAGAACTCTCAACAACTCAGATTTATGCAAGAGTGTTGGATAAAAAGAAACAGGAAGCCGTAAACCTTATTCCGAATATTAACGAGTAAAATTTTGAAGCTATGAACTACAACATAGAAAGCGTTATAAAACGGCTGCAAAACGCCCAAAAAGAGGGTAAAGGGCTTATCAATGAAAGCGAGTTGATAAGCCTTTCAACGCCTCAAATAAACAACATAGACGAAACGATGGGATGTATTGATAAAGGCATAGCCAACAACACAAGCGTGTATGTTGGTTATGGCAGCACAAAGGATTATGTTACCCTTTCAAAGGCAGCCGATTTAACAGGAATATCACGGCAAACGCTCAACCGATGGGAAAAAGATGGCATAATAACCACATATCAAAGTGGATTTTTCAAAAGGTATGTTTTCAGCCTGAAAGAACTAAAAGAAACATTATTGCTAATACAGAAACGACACCAATAAATAAGCATCAACGCCTCAAAATGTTACACTTTTATTATAATAGACTACAAAATAGTTATATTTAGTTATACACAACCACCAAAAACACTTCATTATTATACAATAGAGTTTTATTTAATTCTATTTGTGTAACACTTTGAAAATCATAGCTTTAGTTACATTTTTATTGCTTTACTTTGCACTCAATTAATCAAAGTTAATTGGACTTTTGCAAAAGTCCAATTTATTAATTTCAAAAAATTAAGGTAATGGAAGAAAAATTATTAAACGAGTTGCAAGAAATTAAGAAACTCACAGTATTAGGGGCAAAAAAAGCCCTTACAATGTCTGACGCAGCACTATTAACAGGGCTTTCAAAAAGTCATTTGTACAAGTGTGTGTATAAAAAGACAGTCCCGCATTGGAAATCAGACGGCGGGAAACTGACTTACTTTGACAAAGACGAGCTAACCGATTGGATGCTAAACCACCGAGTTAAAACAGTCGATGAGACAGAAACGGAAGCGGCAACCTATGTAGTAACAGGCAAAAGAGTGAAAGGGCAAAGAAATGTTTAGTTGTTATTTGAAGTTAGAACGCCGCCAAAGCACCAAAAAAGACGGCTCGGAAAGCAAAACGCCCCGATACATTGCAACAGCACAAGCAGGCTATTTTAAGCCATTAGAAGCGATTAAAAACGCTAAAAATGAAATTGTGATGTACTACCAACGAAACGACAAATGTAACCCAAACAGCAAAGTAGAAACACGGTTGCAATGCAAAGGCGGTGTAAATTTCAGTAGTTTGTACTTTGATGACTTGCAGGAAGGAAAAACGCTAATAGCGAGCGGAGAACCGCCACAAGCACCAGAACTCAAAGGCGGAAAGCAAAACCCATTCCACCACAACCGAGCGGACGGCTATTTGTTTGTGATAACCCCAGACATGAATACGATTGAAATTTTAATCATTCCACAAGGTAGGCTGTTGGTTAGAGGGTATGCTGGAATGTTAGCCGATGGGCGACTAAATGAAGCCCTGAATGAGTTGAGAAAATTGTCAAAATCGGAGTGTTAAAAAAAAAGTCATTTCCCTATATTAATAAGATGTATCTGTTACCAAATTTTGGTAAAAATTTAAAAAGTAGATGTATGTTTGACAATGTAAATTTTTGGTTAAATAGGTGTGATGTTTCAAAGTTAAAACCTTTTGAAGTATTGCCCTATTTAACCAATATAACCGAAAGGCAAAATGAGCAGCACGGTTACAGTTGCACCGGTAAACTCAAAAATTACTCTGTTTCCTTGTATGAAAACGGAATATCAATGAAAGGCAGTTTAGCAAAAAATCACTTTGGCAACAACATTATTTCATTGACACGAAAAGATACACAATGGGCAATCGAGGAGTTATGTGATAATTTGCATATAGACATAAACCCTGCAAAGGTTACACGTTTGGACGTTTCAACAGTGTTGTACACCAAGCACCCGCCCGCCGACTATTTCCCATATTTGGGACACAAGCCGTATTTTGAGCGGTTGCAGGTACACAAAGACACATTGCAGTACAACAACCATCAGCGGCAACTTGTATTTTACGACAAAGCAAAAGAGGCAACGGCGGCGGGTGTTCCGATACCTGAAATACTGCAAATGACAAACTTGTTAAGGTATGAATTGAGGTACACAAAACGCCTAAATAAGCAATTAAACACCGATTTAACGGCGGGTAAATTGTATGTACGACCGTTCTACGATAGTTTGATTGAGAATTGGTATAAAGAGTTAAAAGAAATCCAAAAACTAAAAAAGCAAAAGTATATGACAAACAAAAGTGATGTAACCACCGTAAAAGGTGCAGAAACAGCGTTATTTGCTCACTTATTGAAACAGGCAGGGAAAAGTACTATTGACGAGTTTTTGAACGAGTTAAAGGAAAATAATGTATTTTCAGACCCGAAGTATTACAGCAGATTGAAAGCAAGTTTAAACGGGATGCTTTACGCTACCGAATACCACGAGAAAGACGAGTTAATGAAGGAAATTGAAACACAGGCTTTTAATATAGCCAAATATGCACGATAACTGAAATATAACAATTTAACAAGCAATAAAAATGGCAAATTATAGGGTAATTTATGACGATGATTTTAGACACGTTTTTGAACATATCCACGAGAGCGGCACACCGGTACGTTTCACAGTAGATAAGCCAACCGGCAATGTTTTTGTAAATGCAGATTATGAGGCTCGTTGTTTGGGTTATGCTTCTTTGGATGACTTGAAAACAAACACCCCCGCCGCCGTATCGGATTTTTACAAGCGACTGTATTAAGTGAGGGTATGTGTAAATGTTACAAGTTTTCTGTAACATTTACAAGGGGGTATTAATTCTAAAATAGAATAAAATAGAAACGATATGAGAGAAAAAGGGACACCAAAGACAGGCGGGCGGGGCAAGGGAACGCCCAACCGAGTAACAGCCGACACAAAGGCGTGGCTTGCAAAGTTGCTTGACAAGAACCGCCGACAATTTGAAAAGGATTTGAAGCGGTTAGAGCCTCATCAGCGAGTTTTATTGTTTGAAAAGCTGTTATCGTATTCCATTCCAAAAATGCAGGCTACAACGGCACAAATTGACTTTAGCAGGATGACAGACGAGCAATTAACAACAATTA